GTTTTGCGTGCATCCGTGTAAGATTTTACACCCCGTACGGGTCGGAATGTCTTTCCTTTGCAGACTTTGAGGCATGGCATGAATTACACAATGGCTGTAAGTTTTCATGGTCCCAAAAGTTTCCGCCTAGTCTTACTGGCTTTATGTGGTCCACCATTTGCGCTAGGGTTATAAGTCCGACCTCTTCGCAGGCTTTACATAGTGGCGAGTCTTGAAGTATTAAAGCCCTGACATTACGCCACTGCGTAGTATTATAGCGAGGCTCTTTGTAGGCGCCTTTAGTGTATTCTTTTCGTGCTGCTTTAGCGCGCTTGCTTGGGTTAATGTTAGGCATTAGTCTGCATTACAAAAACATTCAAAGGAAGGGTCGCCATCCCATAAACTTAACTGACTCTGTGCTTTGGCTCTAAGCGTGTCGTAGGTAATTTCCTTTTTAAATCGGTGCCCGCTTGTCTTCTCCACATTTACCCACCAATTAAATAACTCTGGCTTTTCTTTGGCTATTATGGCGAGTTTGCCTTTGCCTTTGAGGAAACAGCAGTCGCAATTTCCGTAAGGTTCATTTAACTTAAGGTTAAAGTCTTGCTGCGCCCAAAATGTTAATACATCCAGTTTGTTTACTTTCCACTTAACTAATGGCAACTCTACGCCTAAGTCTTTAGCCTTTGCCCAGCGCCTCGGTTCGTCGTAACGAATACCGTTATAACTTACATAGTCGTTAACGCCAATGCTCTTTAAATAGCGTCTAAGCGTTTCTATTTTAAGTTCTAAGGTGCAATAGCGAAACTGTTGGTTTGGTATGCTTGCGGGCCTTTGTAGTAGTAATTCGTTAAATGGTTGGCCGTTTCGACTGGCAGTTTTATAAGTAACAACCTCAAAGGTAGCAGGCTTTCTGTATTCTAGCCACACTATCCCTAAATTCCAGCGCTTGTCACACTCGTTAACAAAGTCAAGAGTTTGCGGCATTTCCTTTCCAGTGTTTTGAAAGGTTATTAAATACTCTCCTCCTTGGTCAATTAAACGCTTTGCCATATAGGCGGAAGTTCTACCACCACTAAAATTAATTACTTTAAGCATTAGTATTCTCTTTATAAAGCGTTAACTGGCCCTCGAATGTCGTCGGAATTGTAACGCATTCGCCGTTCCTATTCTTACCTATTATTAACTCAGCGTCTTCTATTACTGGCTTCTCGTCTTGGTAATAAGCAGGGCGAAAAGGGAAAAGCACAGAGTCCGCGTCTTGTTCTATTGCGCCGCTCTCTCTTAAGTCGCTAAGCAGTGGTCGCTTGTCTTGGCGTGACTCACTGGCTCTACTTAACTGCGCTAGGATTATAACGGTAATGCTTAACTCCTTAGCCAATAGCTTTAGGTTTCTGCTAATCTCGGCCACCTCCTGCTCTCTGTTTTGCTTAGTTCCTTTCACTAATTGTATGTAGTCAATTACCAGTAAGTCTAGCCCGTGCTTGCCTTTGTGCAGTTTAACCTTAACTTTAATGTCTGCTATACTTGTCTCGGCGTCGTCGTCAATGTAAAAGTTAATTGTTTGGCTGTTGGCTATGTTACAAAGTTTGTCAATGTCCTGCTCCTTTAGCGCTCCGTTACGCACCTTGTAGTTAGGTATATTGCCAATAAGCGAGAGGTAACGCTTGGCTAGTTGCTCGTTACTCATTTCTAGGCTTAAGAAAAGGGCTTTGCCTCCAGTCGCTGCAAAGTCTTTTGTAAGGCTTAATGCTAGGGCAGTTTTACCCATTGCTGGGCGTCCTGCTATTACGATTAAGTCCCCACCATTATAGCCTCCTAGGTACTTGTCTAAGAATAGCCAGCCAGTAGGCTTACCAGTCAGGCGTTGCCCTTTCTGTATGTTTTCTACTATTTTGTCTACTACCTTATTCGTCTCGTTTACTATGCTGTTAGGCGCTTTAGCGCTGCTAAATTGTGTGCTGTCTAAAAGCTGCTGTACTTCCTGCATTAAGCCGTTAAGGTCTTTGGTTAAATTTAGGTTGCCAAGGCGGTCTATAAACTGAGTATGTAGGTAATTATACTCCAATTCTCGCAAATAAGGGCTAATAGACGACTTGTAAGCGACTTTCTGCTGTATAGTAAGGGTTTCTATTAACTCAGCACCTTTTAACGCCTTAGAGAGCCTAATTATTTCAAAAGGCGTTCCCTCTAAGTAAAGGGCGGTCATAACATTAATTAACTTTTGGTGTAATGGCTTCGTAAACCACTGGGGTTTAACCTTGGGTAGTTGGTGGTGAAACTCTGGGTAAAAGAGTAACTGGCTTATTATGTGCGTTTCGGTGTCCATTAGTTGTAAATTAGTTTTAACGAGTGTGCTTTTCTAAACGCTGCCTGCTTGGTAGGGTGTTCACTGTGTAGTTTCTGCTTTAGGTATACCCTCCAGACTTCTTTTGCGTTTACTATGGCTTTTACTATTCTTATTTCGTGGTTAATGTCTATGCTATTCGTCATTTAAAGAGGCTTTAACGGGTTTAACTGTGGTTTGTGGTATAAGTACTGGCTTTAACTTGTACGGCAATTCGTCATTAAAGCGCTTTTGGTTTAAAAAGGTTGTAAAATGGGGTAAAAATTCTATTTTGTCGGCCTGCTCATGGTTTTGTATGAATTTTGGAATAAAGGCGCGTAAATGGTCCTTTTCAGCGTCTTTTAACTTAGCCCAAGCAGTCTGTGCAGTTTTTTTAACTCCTTTTCTAGTGTATAAAACCCAAGCCTCGTCAAACGACAATATACTTTTAGTATTTATGTCTTTAGTATTATTATTATAGTTATTGCAATCCTGAGGGGAGGGTGGTGTCAATTCTGTTATGACCCCTCCTCTCAATTCTGTTACCACCCCCCCGTCTAATCCGATGTGAGGGTAAATTCTTCGACTAAGCACCTCCATTTTGTCGTTACGGATTAATTCCCTGCGCAAAAATCCTGCCCCCTCCAAAATTGCTAACTCTCTTTGTACTGTTATAGTTGTCATATTTAAAATGCTAGCTATTGTTTTATTAGTTGGGTAAGCGTAACCGCTCTTTTTTGCCATGCCTATAATCATGCCCATAATTACGGCCTGCCTTGGCGTTAAAATTTCTAGTAATTTAGTCGGGAATAATACAAACATTCCCAGTTCGTCGGTTTCTTTCATTGCATAAAAAAGCCCCGCCAAGTTAGCGCAGTAGGAGTGCGGCTAACCCAACAGGGCAAAAGTCGTTTAACATTAGGAGTCTCCTACTCTCCAGTTAACGCTACAAATATAGCAAAGTTTTTAACTTACCAAAGTCTTGGCCATAAGTTGCCCATGGTAGAACTCGAAGCCCTTGTTAAACCAGTTCTGGTGTTCTCGCTTTTCAGCGTCTAGGCATTCGTTTTTTAGTTTTACTACGGCACTTACTAGGCCCTCGTCTGTTAATTCTTTACGGCCGTAAGCCATGAGCAACTCTAGCACCTTAAAGGCGTAGGTTTCCACTGGTGTTAATTGTTCTGTATTCATATTGTTTTTGTTATTGCTTTAAAAATTTCGTAAGCCACTTGCGGCACTATTGCATTTCCGTAGGCTTTTATTGATTCTGCTCTCCATTTAGAAAAGGTAATTCCGTCCAATTCGGGGGAAATCCCATCATTTTCGCCACAAACTGCGGATTTAAGGGTAAAGTCGTCCCAAGTGTTTTGTGAATCGTTGCGGTCAAGTCTGTTTGTTTTTTTTTGCCTTTTTCGTTTTTCCAATATAACCCCATCCAAATCCAGCCTGGCTTTTCTCTGTAACTCATTTGTACTCTTGCAGGCGTAGGCAACAAACCACACTCGCTCTCTTCTGTGTGGCGCTCCGACACCGCACGCAGGTATAATAACGGGCGCGACTTGATACCCATAACTTTCCAACTCAGCGCACACCTCGTCGAATACCATTCCCCCGTTCCAATTAGTGAGGCCGCGAACATTTTCGCCCACGACGAAACGCGGGGAAATTTCTCGTATTGCTCTAAGCATCTCTGGCCATAAATGGCGTTCGTCCTCTTTTCCGAGGCGTTTGCCTGCGCTGCTGTAGGGCTGGCAGGGGAAGCCTCCAGTGAGAATGTCAATTGTGTTTGCATATTTAGTAAAATCTGTTTTTGTTATGTCTGTAAAAGTTTCAGCGTTGGGCCAGTAATGCTTTAGCACTCGCTGCCCGAAAGGATTCCATTCGCAATGAAATTTATTCTCCCATCCCATCCACTCCGCTGCAAGGTCAAAGCCTCCAATTCCCGAAAATAAACTGCCGTGCCTCATTATTAAAGGGTTAAATTGTGGGCGCTCATGGTTATAAATAATTCATCCCGCATTTTCTGCAAGGCGTCAATAACTGCCTGCGGCGTGTCGTCTGGGCAGTGCTTAATTTGTGCCCTTAGCACAGCGTCCATGCGTTGGCAAACTAAAAACCATTTTACACCATTAACGGCGTAGTTAAACTCTTCGCGCTCGGCGTCGAGGTCGTATTCTAAAATTGCCTTCATTCTTTTATTGCATAAGTTACTTGGATGTCTTGGGCCTTCTCGCCTAGTATTGTCTGCTTAAATGCCTTGCGCATTTCTTTTACCCAGTTTGCCTGAGGGCTGCCTATTTGTGCAACAAACTGCTGCACCTCGGGGCGCTGAAAACTGCGGTCTGTGTGTTCTATTTCTATTGTGATTATAAATGTTTTCATTGTTCGCCTCCTTTGTTATTCATTGCCAGCATTACCATTTTATAAAGTTTAGTTTCGCCCTTATAGCCTAAATTTAAATAGTTTGCATATTGTGCAGCCCCGTGCATTCCGCTAGTGTGGTGGCGGTCCAGTAGACGCGTCATTTTTGCCCAGCTTTGGTTATACTCATGCCGTGCAATGTAAAAAAACAAGTGCCTCGCTGTTACAATGTTACGCTCACGGCTTGGGCTCATTAACTGACCCGCCGTTGTGTTAGTCACCTTGCAAACCTCTAGCAGTAGCTCGTTAATTAACTCCTTTTTGGCAGTAAGTGTTTTGTGCTGTGGGCTATTTAGTTCTGCTTTTAGCATTTCAACTTCTATATTATGGCGGGCTATAAGGCGCTCTAGTTGTAATTCGAGCGCCCTAACCTTCTGCCGTGTTTTTCCGTATAGTATTAAGTAGTCTACCTCAGTTTTTGCTTGATGCATTTTTTGCCTCCCTTCTTTTCCGCTCGCAGCGTCTCTTCTGCTCTCTAACTCTGTGCATAAACTGCTCGGCTTGGTAAATTTGTAAACGCATAGCGTCCAGTTCTCCAGCGTGTACTCGCGTCATATAGTTAAGGTCCTCGCTGGCTTCGTGTGCTAGTTTTGCCCATGTTTGTTTAGCGTCCGTGCATTCGCGCAGTTTTGCTTTAAAGTCTAGGACCTCTAATTGCAGAGCGTGTGCCTTACGGCTCTCTTCCTTATACATTCCTTTTAGCCCCTTAATATGTGCAATTTGTGCTTTAATTGTGCCAATACTAATAACAGCGGCTAAGGCCAGTGCAGTGTAAAATAAGTAAATCATATGTCGGTCGTTTTAATTCTATACTGGTAGCCTACATAACTTTTAGCCGCATCCTCGCCGCTTCTAAACATTTCGGCAAAGTAGTGACCGCCCCAACAAGGACCGCCTGCCGCATTGTAAGCCTCGGCTATGCAGTCGGCCTCCTCTTGTAGTCGTTTCTCGCACAGCTTTACAGCTGCTTTAATTGCGTCGCTCGCGTTGGCCCTGCCTCCGTGGCGCTCTGTAAACTCGTAATGCTCTACTAAGTGCAACAAGTCTAAAATGGTGTTTTCTAGTGGTGTATTCATGTTATTTTATTTTGCCTTTGTACATGCGCTTAATCTCCTTGCGCTGGTGTTTAATTGCCTCGTTAAACCCTTCTATAAATTCGTCACGCTCGAACTGGTAGGGCGTGGCCTCGGGTAAATTCTGGTAGTGTTTAACTGTCTGCTTAACGCAGTGGGCGCCGTACATTACTGCAATAGTAACGGGGGTGCCAATGATTAGGTAAATTAAGTCTAGTGCCATAGTGTTATAATTAAGGGGGTTAAAAACCCCCGTTAGTTGTTAAATAGTTTCTGCGACTAATTAAATCGTTAAGCCAGTTTAAATAGTCATCACTGAAAATTTGCCCTGCTGCTGAGTTAATTTTAATTACTTTTTGATGTTGAGCTATTTTTAAGTTTAAGGCTCTCCATTCTTCGCGGTTTTTTATTTGTTGTGTTTTCATGTTGTGTGTCATTTGTGAATACAAACTAAGCACATAGTTTCCACATATGCAAGCACTTTGTAAAAAAAATTAAAAAAAGTTTAAAAAAATAAAACCCCCAAGCATTACCAAGGGGGCTTAACATGAAAACAGAATGCTAGAAACTAACAACTAGCAAACAAATATACTACTCTAGTACCTTTTCTATTGCCCTTATTATTTGCAGTGTCTTAGGCTCTCGCTTTTCCCACTTAGTTAGCAGGCCTCTGCTTATGCCCACCTCTTCGCAAACTTGGTTTAGGCTTATGCCTTTTTCTATGCAGCGCTTACGCCACTTTACTACTAGGTTCTCGTCATTCATTGTGCAAATTTATGAAATAGTTTGTATTTTTGTAAACATGAAAACAGAACACATTTTAAGTAAGTCACGACTGGACCTAATTAACAAGGCCCCAAGCCTCTATAAACGCAAGTATATAGACGGCGTTAATGAGCAACTAGAAACCCCTGCACTAGTGTTAGGCAAGGCACTGCACTGCCGAGTTTTTGAGCCAGCCGAATGGGGTAGGCGTTACACCATAGCGCCAGACATTAACCGCAGAACCAAAGAGGGAAAAGAACGCTGGGCCGAGTTCCAGCAAAAGTCCGAAGGCTTAACAGTTGTAACGCGTGAGCAAGACGATGCTATAGAGCGAATGAATAGCGCCGTTTATAAGCACCCTGCTGCGGCCTATTTGCTTGGATTAAAAGGTACCAGTGAAATTATGGTTAACTGGGTAGACGAGGTTAGCGGCATTCCCTGCCGTGGCATTTTTGACCGTCTTACTACCAGCGCTATTATAATGGACCTAAAAACCACAGACGACGCAAGCCCCAAAGGCTTTGCTAGAAGTTGCCATAAGTACCGCTACCATGTGCAGGCTGCATTTTATATGGACGGCTTCGAGCGTGCCTATAACCAACTCTGCGAGGGGTTCTTTTTTATAGCGGTAGAAAAGAGCGAGCCGCACCTAGTGGCCGTTTACTATTTAACAGCCGAGGACATACAGCGAGGCCGTCAGCAGTACCGCGAGGACATTCAAAAATTCAGCACTTGCTTAAAGTTTGACGAATGGCAGGGCTATGGAGACGGCGTGCAGGAATTAACACTATTTAATCATGGAAAATAAAACAGAACTAACACAACCAGCGGCCCCGCTTTCACAGTTTGAGCAGGCCCAAAGACAAGCAAAGGCGTTAAGCGCCAGCGACTTGGTCCCACAGCAGTACAAAAACAATGTAGCTAATACATTGGTAGCGCTCGAAATTGCAAACCGAATAGGCGCTAGCCCGCTTATGGTAATGCAAAACCTGAATATAATACATGGGCGCCCTAGTTGGGGCAGTTCGTTTATTATAGCGGCTATAAATGGCTCTGGCAAGTTCACAGCCCTGCGCTTTGTTGGCGACTTGGCCAAAGGCATTAAAGCGGTTTGTCAGGAAAAGGCCACTGGTGAAACTCTAGAGGGTCCAGTAGTTACTATGGACATGGCCAAGGCCGAGGGCTGGGTAGACAAGGCAGGCAGCAAGTGGAAAACTATGCCCGAGCTAATGATGCGTTACAGAGCAGCGGCTTTTTTTGGCCGTCTCTACGCACCAGAGATTACCATGGGAATGCACAGCACCGAGGAGGTTATAGACATACAGCACGAAGAGCCTAAGGCGGTTGCTGCAATTAACGAGGCTATTAAAAAGTAATGCAGTTTAATAACGACTTTGCGTTTGATTTAATTGTGGGGCAAATGGCCGAAAAGGAACTGGCTGCCGTGCTGCAAGACAAACGCATAGAAGTTAAGAGCGACAAGCTAGCGCATAAAACTGGAAAGGTTTTTGTAGAATACGAGAGCCGAGGCAAGCGCTCAGGCATTGCAACTACGCAAGCCGACTACTATTGTTTTGAGATTAGGGGCACCTATTTATTAATTAGTGTGCCCAGTCTCAAAGTCATAGCGCGTAAATATATTGGCACCGCTCACGATGTCAGAGGAGGCGACGAAAACACTAGTAAGGGCGTTGTAGTGCCTTTGACTGAACTTATATGCCCAAAGGGTTAACTAAGTCCTTAGACTCGATTAGAGTGTATGTAAAGCGGTTGCCGTGAATGGTAGCCGCTTTCTTTGCTAGCAGCATAAAGGCGTTAAAATCTTGAGTGCGTTTAAAGACTTGGCAGCCGTGGCTCCAGTCGTCTACTTTTACACTGTCAACTCCAGCCTTATGAATGTTAATACCAAAGACGCCCGTTTCGGTTTTGTCGGTTTGGTAGATGCCGTCTTTTGTAAAGTCGCGGTAAACAGTTACTGGGGCAACTTGGCGCAGGGCTTCGTATTTGCCTTGGTGTAACCCAATAGCGTGGCTCCCTCTGTACTGGTTGCAAACTAGGCGAGCAGTGCCGCCGCCGTTGTCTGTGGTTATGCTATATTCTTTTAGCATCCAGTTTTCCTTTTCCTTATAGGCTATTACTAGCTTGTCGTCAAAGGCGTTTGTAACTTTGTTACCCGTGTCGCTGTTGCGAATGCCTATAATGTTTAAGTTAAACTCTCCAGTTTCAAAAAAGGCATAACCTTTGGCCTTCATGGTGGCCCTTAAAATTGCAATGTTCATAGCAGCAAAGTTAATAATAATAAAACGCCAATGCCATAAGTAACAGAGCGTAGGCGCTTATAGTTATTGTCGCGTTTCTGTAGCTCGTTTAATAGCTTAGACTGGATTTTTTCCTGCTGCTCTATTACCTCGGCGTCTATTTTTCTATACTCACGGCAAAGCGCTAACTGCTCGCGAGCCTCTGCGCCTTTTAATAAATAGTAATTACTTGCCGCTAGAGTCGAGCTGTCTGTGCATTGTGAGTAAGCGCAGCGTGGCGTTGCAACTAGTGTCACCAGTAATAGAAAGGTAAAGCGTGTCATATTTCGTAATTAATTGAGTGTCGATGTCGTGCAGCGTTTTGTATTTAAGCCGTATTTTGTAAAGCGTGTCTAGGTCTTTTTCAATTACACGAATAGCAGGCCCATG